TTTTTGAGAACAAACTACAAATATAAAGATTAAACATGTTATGCAAACGACAATAATGAACACAATATAAGAACACAATAAATCGGGTACATTTCCCAAGAACACATAATCCGGACCGTTGTACCTTCACCAGACTTTACTGATTAGGGCCTCGACGTCCTACGGATTCAGCCGCAACCGCTCATTTCGGGATGAGATTCCCATCAAGTACATACAAGAACGCAAAATATCTAGTCTAAAATAAAATAAAATAAACCGTATAGAACAATAAATAAAAACAACATTAACTGTACTTAAATAATATTGTTTTTGGGGTTTTTGCTGCTGACTATCTACACAACACTACATTATACAAGACTAATCATCAAAATTAGTGGAGAAAGTTATTTCCTCCTCCACTCCAAAGTAGTGACCCACTCTCACCACTTCTCCTTCTTCACGCGTTTCAACAAACACGTGCTCCTGTTTAAGCAACAGTTCTCTCAACCACTGCTTATACTTAATTCTAGGCACCCAACCTAGAATCAACAACTGATCGACCAAACGAGCAGTTTCTTCTTCACCATGGTGACACATCATTTGTACTGCAGCATCTACCTTCATCTGCATTACCTCTACATCACCATCATTTCTTTTCTTCCCCCACATCAAGTCACGATACGCTATCTTCTTTGGCATAGGAGCCATCACTGCTGAATCACACTCCACAAACCGACTCTTCAAGAAAGTCAACTTTTCAAACGGATCGAACGGTGTGGAATCTTCCTCTTTACTAGCTCCGGTGACCACGTACCCCAACACTCTCAGCAACAACGCACACGTGTTGCGGTTGAAGTACTGTAGAACATCATCACTAGCGGAAACTATGACATCGTCTCCATAAGTTAAGCATCTCACCTCACGGTCAAACACTCCAAGATCCCTCTTTATTCCAACCATTTGCTGCGACGCACAAAACGCAACCAGTACGTTATACCAATTCGCCAGCGAATTAAATACGTCCGTCGCAGCGTTTCCTGACTTATTACCCTGACAAGTCTGCATGACATAGCGTCCTGCTATGATATAGGAATGAGTTATTGACCGCATTACCGCAGAACGTGCACTTCGACGTTGCCCGCCATAAAATTTATCCATCATGGCCAATACAACGTTGTATCCTTGACAACTCTGAGTACCATCATAATTCGTATAGTCAATGTCAAACCCGTGAT